AAATTATGGGAATTTGTAACAACAGGAACTGCAAGACCAAATGCAAAAAGTAGTCAGGATGAATTGGTTGATGGAACACAATTTAAAGTTAGATATCAATATGCACCTCTAAAAGATACATTTGACAAAGATGGTAAAAATGTTACTAGGGATTTTTGTTCTAAAATGGTAGCAGCTAAAAAAATATATCGAAAAGAAGATATTGAAATGATGAGTAAACAGGCAGTTAATGCAGGTTGGGGACCTCGAGGTGCTGATACATATTCTATTTGGTTTTATAAAGGTGGTGGGGCTTGCCATCATTTTTGGATGCGTAAGACTTATATGAAGAAAGGAAAAGGAAGTATTGATATTAAAAGTCCACTTGCTCCAACTATAAGTGTAAACAAAGCAATAAAAGCAGGGTTTAAACCTGAAAAGAATAGTCCATTAGTTGCAAAGCGACCGATTGATATGCCTAACGAGGGATTTTTACCAACAAATAAAAGAAGATAAATGGCAACACAACTATTCATAAATAGAACAGATCTTGTTAGAAATTCCATAATGGATGGAAATATTTCTACAGACAAGTTTATACAATTTGTAAAGATAGCACAGGAAATAGACGTTCAGCAAATAATGGGAACAGATTTGTATAATGGTTTATCTGCAGCAATGCCTAATATTGACGATGCTGCTAATGCAAGATGGAAAACAATTTTAGATGACTATATTGTACCTATGTTAATTTGGTATGCTCAATCTAATTACTATCCATTTGCTGCATATCAGGTTAAACAGGGTGGTGTATTTAAACATACATCAGAGAATTCTATTTCAGTAGATAAAAACGAAGTAGATTTTTTAGTTGAGAAAGCAAGAACAAATGCTGAATGGTATTCTAGAAGATTTATTGATTTTATGAGTTTTAACCAAGCTACATATCCTGAATATACTAGCAATACTAATGATGATATTTACCCAAGTTATGATTCAACATTTAACGGATGGGTTTTATGATCTACAAGCCTAAGAAAAAAAATATAGAAAAGTTAAAAGTCTTTTTAAAAAAAAGAAATAAAAAAATAAAGAATGGCAAACGAAATTTATAGTAAAAGTTGGTGGGGTAGCCCTATGGAAATTGGATGGGGAAGCATTTATTATCGTTTTGCTTTTCCTAGTGCTATTCCTGCTTTATTAGTTACTTTAGAAAGCAGGGCAACTTATTATGAGAATGTAACTTGTACAACTGCAACATTAACCGAATTAGAAAACATAGAATAAGATGGCAGATAATTTATTAGATAAAGCATCAATATTACTTACACCAACTGCATACAACGATGGTAGAATGTTAAGTGTAAAGCCAAATGAAAACTTATATGGCTCAGAGCTTGTTACAAATGGAGATTTTTCGCAAGGCACTCAAGATTGGACATTTAACACTAATGGCAATAATCAATGGAGTGTTGTAAATGAAAAAGCAGTTTATAATGCATCATCGACAGATTTTATTATAACAAACAACATATTAACTATTGGTAAAAAGTATCTTGTTTCATTTGACATATTAGATACGAATGATTTAACTATAAGATTATCTGCAAACTCTGAAGCAGGAGGCTCATTTGATGATTATACTAATGGAGATGGTAGATATACAAAATACATAACTGCAAATACAAATTATTTAAGAATTGGAGGTAGTGCATCTGGGACATCATTCTCAATAGACAACGTATCAGTAAAAGAAGATTTAAGTGGAGATTTCACATTCAGTAGAAGTTCTGCTGCAACTAGAGTTAATGCACAAGGTTTAGTAGAAAACGTACAGATAATAAGTTCAGAGTTAGTTTCAAATGGAGATTTTTCACAGATAGGTACAGAAGAAGTTTTAAACGGAAACTTTTCACAAGAAGGAAGTGAGCTTATTACAAATGGAGATTTTGCTACTGATAGTGATTGGAATAAAGTAAATGCAACTATAAGTGGTGGAAAAGGTAATTTAGATGGCGATGGTCAAACTTCTATATTGTGGCAAGATATTTTAACTAATGGAAGCTCATACAAAGCTACTTTCACTGTTTCAGACTACAATGGTTTAGGTGATGCAAAAGTAATTAACAATAATGGTATTTCTATATTCAATATAACAAGCAATGGAACTTTTACTATATATTTTCAACACAGTATTGCAAGTGGAAATATTTTATTTAGAGCAGTAAGTGGTGCAGTATTCTCAATAGACAACGTTTCAGTAAAAGAAGTCGGACAAAATTGGAATTTATTAAGTGGATGGAGCATTGGAGATAATGAGGTTAACTTTATTGGTTCAGCTTATGGCGATTCTGTTTCTCAAAACAATGTATCAACATTTGGTAAAACTTATGCTTTTGATTGTGATTTAACAAATGGTTCTTTTGATGTAAAAATTGGTTCAAATTCATACTTTGCTTATAGTGGTCAAACTTTATACATAACTGCTGACAATTCTGGGGCATCAGATGCTATTATTATAAGACCATTAAGTTCAGCCGTAACTATAACAAACATCTCAGTTAAAGAAGTAGGGCAAGATTGGACGTTAGATACTGGTTGGAGTATTGGAGATGATAAGGTAGTTGCAACAGACGTTGATAGCACTTCTTTTGACCAATTAAACATATTAACTGCTGGTAAATTATATAAAATAACATATACAATACTAGATTATGTTAGTGGTTCTGTTAGATTCAGAGCAAATTTAGTTAATGGTTCTACAAATTCTGCCAATGGTACATATACAGATTATATTGTATCTGGTGGTACAAAATTTTCACTACAAGGCTTAAGTAATTTCAATGGCTCTATAACAAACATCTCAGTTAAAGAAATAACAGACGATACAGACATACCAAGAATAAACTATAGTGGGTTTAGTTATCAAGATACTCTAGGAAGTGAGTTAGTTGTAAATGGAGATTTTAGTGTAGATAGTAATTGGACAAAAGGAACGGGTTGGAGTATTAGTGGTGGTACTGCTAATACAGATGGCACACCAAGTAGTGAGATTAGACAAAACAATGTTACTAGTGTAGGTAAACAATATAAGTATAGTTTTACTATTTCAAATAGTGGGAGTGGTGTTTTTAGTGCAAGATTTAGAAATAAAAGCACTGGCACTCCTATATTAAATTTTTCAAATGAAGGAACTTACAGTGGAACTTTTACCTCGAATGGTACTTTTATAGACTTTGTAACACTATCGGGGAATACTGCAAGTTTTTCAATAGACAACGTATCTGTAAAAGAAGTTACTGGTCAAGAAGTAGTACCTGATAGTGGTTGTGGAAATTGGTTGCTAGAGCCACAGAGTACGAACTTGGTAACTTATAGTGAAGATTTTAGTCAGTGGACTCTAGGTAGTAACGCAACATTATCATACGAAAGCGACATAGTTGCACCTGATGGAAGTTTAGGGGTTTATAGATTAACTTTACCTGCACAATCAAGCACTTTTTTATTAAGTAATAGTTTTACTGGTCAAAACCCACTAGCCTTAAGTATTTATGCTAAATCTGCTGCAACAAATAATGATTTTAATCTTTTTGATGGAACTACCTCATCTTCTTTAAAAACTGCAACAAGTGAATGGCAGAGATTTGATTATGTTGGTAGTGGTAGTCAATTAGCTATTGTAAATCAAGGGGATACATTTATAACTGACATATACATTTGGGGTGCTCAAGCAGAAGCTCTATCTTACGCAACCTCATACATACCAACTAACGGAGCAACAAACACTAGGCTACAAGATATTGCAAACAATAGTGGTAACGCTACTTTAATAAATAGTACAGAGGGTGTATTATATGCAGAGATGGCATCTTTGGCTGATGATGGTACAAAAAGATATATTTCTTTAAGTGATGGAAGTAATAGTAACGATGTAAGATTATACTTTGACACAAACGGATATATTTCAGCTTTAACAAAAGTTGGAGGCAGTACACAAGCATTTTTACAATCAAATGCATACACACAAACAGATTTTAATAAGATAGCTTTTAAATATAAAGAAAATGATTTTGCTTTATGGATAGATGGAGTTGAGGTCGCAACAGATAATTTAGGCTCTGTAAATGTAGCAAATACTTTAAACGAATTAGCTTTTTTTGGTAACAATCTACCTTTCTACGGAAAAGCAAAAGCACTAGCAGTATTCAAAGAAGCATTAACAGATGCAGAATTACAATCTTTAACAACACAATAAAATGCACATATACAAATTAGTTTTTGATACAGAACAACAAGGCAAACAAGTCTTAATAAATAACAACGTTTGGGAAGAAGTAACAATAGAGGGTGTTACAACAATGCAATATATTAACGGAACAAAAGGTGTTGTAAATATTGGAAAAGTAATAGACCCTGCTAAGACAACAGACCCTGAGCATCCTGTATATTATAAAGGTTACGCTTACGATGTTATCAGTACAGATGAGTTAGACTTTGGAAGCTTTGAGGTTTATCCTGCTGACAATGCAGCACATCAATTTTATGGATATCCTAGAAATGCAGAAGTGCCTAAACCTTAACTTAAATTTTTATTATGAAAAAAATAAGTAAAAATATTTCATACAAAGAAGCAACGTATTCTAATTATGCTAAAAAATATAAGATAGCAAATAAGCCTGATGATGAACAGATTGAAAATATGAAGTTAGTTGCTGAAGAAGTTTTTCAACCATTAAGGGAATGGGCAAATCATCCTATTAAAGTAAATAGTTTTTTTAGATCTAAGAAGCTAAATTCAGGAATCGGTGGCTCATCTGTTTCAAGTCATTTGACAGGTAATGCTATTGATATTACTACACTAGGTGAAAAGACTAATTTAGAATTATTTAACTACATAAAAGACAATTTAGAGTTTGACCAATTAATTTGGGAATTTGGCTCACAAAACCCTAAATGGATTCACGTTTCTTTTAAAGAAAAAGACAATAGAAAGCAAGTATTAAAAACTTTAAAAAAAGGAATTTATTATACTTTATAGATATGCCAATACCAAACAAAAAGATAGGAGAAAAGCGAAAAGATTATATGATGAGGTGTGTACCTCAACTTATGCAGTATCACGATAAATCTCAAGCTATTGCAATATGCTATAAATCTTTTGAGGGTAATATGGTTAATTTAGAAACCTATAATGACTATCCTGAAAGTGCAAAGAACAATGCTAAAAAAGTATTAAGGTGGAGAGAAAAGTACGGAAGTGAAGTTAAGGGAATGACTAGAGTAGGTTGGGTTAGAGCAAACCAATTAGCAAAGGGAGAAAACATAAGTAGGGAAACAATAGCTAGAATGTCAGCTTTTCAAAGACATAAAAAAAATGCAGAGGTAAGTCCTGAAAACAAAAGCACACCTTGGAAAGACAATGGGTATGTTGCTTGGTTAGGTTGGGGTGGAACATCAGGTATTAATTGGGCTTCTAAGAAGCTAAAATCAATAGATAAAAAATGATTTCAGATTACAAAACAATATTAATAAATTTAAGTAGCTTCGGCATATCAATGACCAATATAGACATAGGACTTAAAATAATTCTTTTAAGCATAACAATAGGATATACTATTCAAAAATGGTATTTATTAAATAAAAATAAATAGTAATGCCTAAAAAGAAATTTAAAGATACCAAAGTTGGTCAGTTTATTTTAAAAAAAATACCTAGCTTTGTTGGTGATATACTTCCTGAGAAAGGGGTTTTAGGAGTTGTTAAAAATTTAATTGATAACGATCCTGAATTAACAAGTCAAGACAAAATACAATTACATAACGAGTTAATTGAATTATATCAGCTAGAAGTTGCAGATAGAGATTCAGCAAGAAAACGTGAGGTTGAAAAAGCTAAATCAGGTGGGTTTGATTTTATGTTTAACTTAACAGGTGTTATTGGCTTAGGTGCTTTTGCTTTTATTATTTATGCTATTGTTTTTTTAAATATACCTGAATCGAACAAGGAAGTTTGGATTCATTTGATTGGTATTTGTGAGGGAATTGTACTATCAATTTTTGGTTACTTTTTCGGATCTGCAGTAAGAAAAAATTAAATCTATTGGTAAGTATTTAAAGATTATAATTCCTAAGTCTTTATTTTTATTATATTATTATTGTATTTTATATTTATTTTTAGATATATTTATATATATTTGGTTATATGTTTAAATAAAAAAATTTAAATTTATTATTTTTATTCTACAAAAAAAAACATTTTAATCAAAATTTTAAAATTATGCAATTCAAATTAGATGTAAACCACCTTTATAAAGAAGATAAGAAAGAAGAAAAAGATATGTATTCAATTAAGTTAGAAACATATAATGGAAAGGTAGAGGGTAAGTTTGAAAGAAGTGAAATTAGGCATATTATACAGATTTTAGATAATGCCATCGAATAAAAAGGTAAGCAGAAGTAAATTAGTTAAAAAGCTAGATACTATATTTAGCCAATATATTAGACTAAAAAATTCAGTAGATGAAAAAGCTACCTGCTTTACTTGTGGCAAGGTGGATCATTGGAAGAAATTACAGAACGGGCATTTTCAATCACGTAAACATTATTCAACTAGATGGGATGAGGTAAATTGCCAAGTACAATGTGCAGGATGCAATGTTTTTAAATATGGAGAACAATATAAATTTTCCGTAAACCTAGATGCTAAATATGGTGAGGGAACTGCAGAAAGATTAAGCATAAAAGCACAACAAATAATAAAGCTATCAAACTTTGAAATAGAAGATATGATAAAAAGATATAAAAACTTTGTAGATTCAATGTAATTAACTACATTTGATTATTCTTTGTTCTGTTATACTTTGATATTAAAAGGGGTAAAATTAATTTTTTGCCCTTTTTTTTGTTTTAAACCTTAGTTATTAAATTTTTTGTTTATATTTGTTCAACAGAATTATTAATTAATATAAAAAAAGTATGGTAACACAAAGAACTACCTTAAATAAAAAGGTAAAAGAATTACAACAAGAATTGTATGTAGCAGTTCTAAATGACAACAAGAAAATTATTCCTGATCTAGAAAAGAAAATCGAGATAGCTAAATCAACTTTATTAAATCTAGACTAATGGGAATAAATTATTCAACAGAAACATCTAAATCAATTATAGAAGAATATGAGTTTAGAATAAATGCATTACTAAAAAAAATAGAATTTTTAGAAGCACAAATAGAAGTATCAAAACAAATTTTTAAAGACAGATAAAAATGAACAGAGAAAAATTATTAGAACTTTACAAAAAATACGATTTACAAAAGGAAGATGTTTATAAGCATCAACATTATGTAATTATCACTAGACAAGGTATTGAAAAAATACAGGCTAAAGAAAACATTACTATAACTTATGAGGTTATAAGATGTGAAACTAACTTTGCAGTATTTAAAGCGAATGCATATCTTTCAGCAAAACCAAATACAATCTTAGAAACTTTTGGAAGTGCATTAA